AGGATATTCGGCTCAGGAACTTTAAGTTCCTTTCCTTCAGACTTATCGGCGGTTCCTTCAAAGCCTGCCTCGGCAAGTTCGTTTAAAAGCTCCCCGGCATCAATCTTGTCATCGTAAACCAGAGCTCCTTCAGCGGTTACCGTGAAGTCTCCAATCACAAAATTGGTGGTCGGCATGCCCTGGTATTCAGCCTTGATTCCGGTAATCCTTGAGATAGCCTTGACCAGTTCCTTGCGCTCTGCGCCTTTGAGGTTAAAATCGATCTTCATCGTTATGTCTCCATGTTTGTGTTCGTTTTCGTTAGGGACATATTTGCTCTGTCAAAACACTATATCAAGTCAATTTGTGGAACTAAAACAACTATATTTAGTGTTACTTGACTACCATCAACTAATGTTTTTCTGCGTGCTGAACAATGCCCGAAAGGACATAAACAGCACACGGCAGGGCGATACCGTTGCCCCACATTTTGTATTCCGCAGAATCGCTGTGAGGGTTTGCGAGCCATTTTCTGATTTGGAGATCTGACTTCGGTTTTGATGCTCCGCTTACCACATTACGGTGGGTTTCGGATACACTGCGCCAGAACTCCATGTCATGTTCAGACGGATTTGCAGTTCCGAGATGCGAACACCACCAGTCGGGAAATCCCTGCAGCCTTGCACATTCCGTCGGGGTGAGTCTGCGTACAATGTAATAAGGCTCTTCGGTAACGGTCGGCGGATCTTTGAAGTCGCTTGCCACCAGTGTGTCAGCCACATCTGTATGAGCCGTAGTATGAAATGATGCCTTGCTGGTGGTGTAGACCGGCTGTGCCACCGCATTGGGACCTCTTGCCGTCATGGTGGGTTCTGACTCCTCCGTAACTGAAAAATCGTACTTTGCATTCTTTCCCTGATTGAAGGATGCCCGATCAAGCCCGTAGGCAGGTTCAGCCACGAAGTTCTCCTCGGGGTTTGAGAGCATCTGGCTTGACGGACCTTTGGGACCGTCATTGGCTGACAGAGTGCCGTGAACTTCAGAGAAAGCCACCGCATGACGCTCAGTGGTATTAAGCGTGTACATGGTTTCCGATTCCCTCCATCCGTCACCATGATGTGAAGGCCTCATGCCGTTGCCCTCAATTACCACCATGCCTCCCTGATTTCTGCAGGGAGACTGACAGGAAGTATCGATGGTTCGGGAAGTCTCAGCCTCGTAGAAACCGCTCTTCGGATTGGCTGATTTCATGGCATTGCTGTCTTTCGAGCAGATGCCGAATACTTTAGGTTTCATGGTTTATCCTCCACCACAAAGGGCTGATTGTTGCCGCCGGTGCCGTAGGTTGAAAGCACCGTCTGAGCCACATCAAGCGGACCGCGGAAACGGCAATCCTGCGAGTGGTTCTCAAATACAAGCGGAGGGTGATGGCTTTCGGCACGGAGAGTGGCGGTTCGTTCATGCGTCACGTCCATGCGTTCACCTCCCTGATCGTTCAGACACACCGTGCCTGTCTTTTCAGAGCCTTCTCCAGCACCTCCGGCAGAACCTTGCCTCTCGCTGAAGCTCTGTGGAGGATCCCAAGGCATGCCTTCTGACTCAAATAATATTTTTCCGGCACACCCGTCTGTAAAATCTGCGACAAGGTAGATGCGCTTTCGGCGCTGTGGAACTCCGAAGTGTTCCGCATTAAGCACCCTCCAGGCGACTGAGTAACCGTCACCCACGATTTCTCCGGCATTGAGCCATTTTTTAACTGAAGGGACAGATACGGTTTCATCAGCGATGCCGCATATGCTTTCGAGCACACAGCGGAAGTCTTCTCCGCCGTTGGAGCTGAGGGCTCCCGGTACGTTCTCCCACACGATGTATTTCGGATATTCGCCATTGGTGGCTCTCCTCATTTCTCTGATTATTCTGACAGCCTCATGAAACAGACCGGAACGGCTGCCGCTTAAACCTTCACGCTTTCCAGCGATACTCATATCCTGGCACGGACTTCCGAAGGTGATGATGTCTACCGGTTCAACTTTGCCGCCGTCCATTTCACAGATGTTGCCGTAATGCTTCATCCATGGAAGGTTTCTGGTGGTTACTCTGATTGGGTAGCATTCCACTTCGCTCGCCCAGATCGGTACAATGCCGGAAAGAAGTCCCGCAAGAGGGAATCCCCCGGAGCCGTCAAAAAGGCTGCCGAGGGTTAATTTACTCACCGCCATCTGTCTGCTCCTCCGGTATCTCCACATCGGAGTAATTAAGTTTCTTTCCGTCACGAATGACATACACGTCATCAGCACTGCCGCCTTTAAACTCGATGTATCTTTTCACCGCCACGTCTACGAACTTCGGTTCAATTTCCACTCCGTAGCAGATGCGTTCAGTCTGCTCGCAGGCCATCAGCGTTGAGGCTGAGCCGAGGAATCCGTCAAGGACGATGCCGTTAGTCTGGGTGGAAAGTTTTACGAGATAGGCAATGAGAGGTACCGGCTTGCTGCTCGGATGCCCGAAACCGTCCTCCTTCGAGTTTCTGATGCCATCAAACTCAAACACCACGGTCTGCTTCTGATCTCCATACCATTTGTGGGTACCGTCCTTGCGCCAGCCGTAGATGATTGGCTCCATGTTGTACTTCCAGTCGGTTCTCGAAAGCGGGAACCTCGGCTTTTTCCAAATCAGACCGGCACCAACCTTGAACCCTGCATCCTCAAAGGCATCATAGAAAATGCGGGACTTGGAGGTGGCGTAGAACTCATAGAAGGAGGCATCCCTGGCCATGCTGTTTTTGAAGTTGGCGAAGACCTTCATCAGAAACTCATAGGCTGACTTATCGTCCAGATTGTCGTTTCTGATTTTCCCGGAGGCATTCTGTAAATCCACGAAGTACGGAGCATCGGTGCAGACCAGATTGACCTTCACGTCCCCGAGCAGATTCTGATAGGTTTCGGGCAGAGTGGAATCACCGCAGATTACGGTGTGTCTGCCAAGGTGCCATACGTCCCCGGTTTTGGAGAAACACGGTTTCTGCAGCTCTGCCTCCACATCGAAGTCATCCTCTTCCCCCTCGGCATCGGTGGCAAATAGCTCTGCGAGTTCGTCTTCGGAAAAGCCTGTCATGGAAAGATCAAAGCCTAAGTCCTGCAGTTCCTGCATCTCCACGGCCAGCAGTTCTTCATCCCAGCCGGCATCCAGGGCCATGCGGTTATCTGCCAGAATGTACGCCTTCTTCTGTGCCTCGGTGAGGTGGTCGGCAAAGACGCACGGCACCTCGGGAATGTTCTCAGCTTTTGCCGCCTGTATTCTTCCGTGCCCGGCGAGGACGTTAAAGTCCCGGTCGATGATCACCGGATTCACAAAACCAAACTCTCTGAGAGAGGAGCGGAGTTTCATGATCTGCTCCGGTGAATGTGTACGTGCATTGTTCACATAAGGGATCAGCTTATCGGTGCTGACCAGCTGAAATTCTGTAGTTGTCTTCATCAGAAAAGCCCCCATTCCGCAAACTTCTCAAAACCGCCTAACGAGGCGATGTGGTTCCAGGCAATGTCCATCAGCTCGCTGTAGGAGTGACCGTCAATCTCCTCATCCCCGATGGCACAGCTGAGTTCTACAGTCTCGCCTGTTTCCTGCGCCTTCAGAAAAGTGTAGATGTTCAAAGTCACATCCGCTTTTGACAGGTCCTTGCCGTGCAGTCCCCCGCCGGTTACCGAATCAGCCATGTCGCTGCCGAGCTTGCGGTTGGTGGCTCCCGTATCTGCATCGGTGCCGCCTGTCCAGTCACCAAGAGGATTAACCTCGGCATGAGGGTACTGTTTCAGAATTGCAGTTCTGTCTGCGTTGCTCTGGCAGATGATGAGACGTTCATCATCGAGGATGTATTTGCCGTCAGTCGGGAACTGCTCGTAAAGATCACGTGCGATACTTGAAATCATCGCCTGCTCAACATTGAGCGGAACTCCCCTGAATATGCCGTTGTCTCCGCAACGGAAAGTCCCCTTCTGGTTGTCAGCAAGATGTCTGTCCTGCGGAACAATCTGAATATCCGGCTCAACCTTTCCGGCAATGCGGAAGATGGCTGCCCTGATTTTGTCTTCAGAAAGCTCTGTATCAGTTTCGATAATCACATGGCATCTGCCGTGACCAATCAGCACCTCAACGGCAATCCTCGGATTGGCCTCCTGCGCATAGGCGATGTCCACAATGGCACCGGCAATGCGATCTGCTATTTTGTCCGGATGGGACGGGTTCACTTTCTCAATCATGTCTTAAATTCCTTAATTCTTTCTTGAACGGAGCAGACGCTCCATCATGTCATCAGCAGGATTCGATGCTCCCGCCACATCCGCAGAGCAGTTTTCCTTCACGATGCTGTAAATCTGAAACCAGAGCTGGCTGGTCTGTTTCTGATAGCTGTGGCTCATGGCCACAAAGGGACTCTGAATCACCGAGCTCGGGCATGTCGGGTGCTTGCCGCACAGACCGAACTTCGTTACTGCCTGTTCACACTGTTTCCATCTGGCAAATGCCACTGAATACTGCTCGATGAGTTCGGAACTCACCAGACGGTCACAGCCGAGTCCGGCAAGCCATCTGTAGGTTTTGGTGTAGGTTTCGGCAGCACCGAGCGGTTTCCCGTCCCGCTGTAGTTCCGAGAGGTATTCATCCGGGCGGGGTATGTCAGTCCCTTCCGGCTCTTCACCGTCATCTGATGCGATGTCCGGTATGTCGATCTTCGTTATGTCGCGGTGTCCGAGATTGCCCTCAAGAAGTTTCTCCTGGAGAGCCTTAGGTTTTCGTCCGGCACCCACTCGGGCACCGCCGCGGTTGGTTCCGTCTTTGGCCATTTAAAAATTCCTGATGTTTGAAAAAAAAGCCCGCACAGAAAACGGGCTGAAAGCCTGCTAATCAACGGTAGAGCACAGCCGGGCCGGGGTTATTACCCTGTTTGAAACTGCGTTTTTCTGCGTGGAGGGAGGGGCCCGAAGCTTTTTGGTTAAAATTTCAGCGATTTTGACCGCCCCTGGGGGTCTAAAGCGGGATAATCATCACTTTTGTGAATCGTAATCCTTTACTTTCCTGCTCCATCTGTCGCCCATTTCGCCGTGAATCCTGGCATGACAGGCTTTGCATACAGCCTTGAGGTTGCTGATGTCGTGAGTTCCGCCCTGGGAAAGCGGTTTAATGTGGTGAACTGCCTCGGTTGGTGTATATCTTCCTTCCGCAAGGCAGACCTCGCAGAAAGGATGCTCGGAGGCATAGGCTTTTCGGATTACTGTCCATGCTTTACCGTAGCGTTTCCGGGCTTCCGGATCACGCTGGTACTTCTCGTAGCGTCTTGCTTCTGCTTTGGCATGCTCCTCGCAGAACCTTCCGTCAGTGAGTCTCGGACATCCCGGGAAGGAGCATGGTCGTTTCGGTCTTCTTGGCATGGTTTTCTCCGGGCATAAAAAAAGCTCCACCACCGACAGGAAGCAGAGCTGAAAATGAAAAAGCTCCAAGGGAATACCTCAGAGCTTTCATAGTTCGTTTCATTACGTCGATTATAATAGTATCAAGACTTCATAGTGTCTTTCCATGTCTTTTAGTGCCCTCAGGAAAAAAATTTTAATTCCCTTAATGCTTTCCCGTGCAGCTTGTGAATGTACCGCAATTCATAGTTCATATCTTCGGCAATCTTCTCCCAGGTTTCACAAAATACATATCGCTTAACCAGAAGATCTTCATAGTCATAATTCCCGATTTTATGGATGGCACGGGTGATGGCACACTTCACATCAACGAGATCAGCCATGGCATCACTGAGTTCCTTCTGCAGATCGATAATTTTCTGAGTACAATCTTCCAGTTTGTAATTCTCGGTGGTGCTCTTAGGCATGTCAGAATAAGTAACGCTGCAGTTGTTTACCAGACTTCTGTAATGCTCAATTTCATTCGTCAGATTGCGCACGTGGCGTTCCAGGTTGATGCCTCTTGATAAAAATTCCTTTGCGTTCATTTACACCTCCGCCTTAACCGCATCAATCAGTGCGTTCTGAGTTAATTCCTTTTTCGACAATGCTTTCAGCACCCGTTCATCAATGGTTCCCTTGGCAATGATGTGCTGAATCACCACGGTTCCCGCCGTCTGTCCCTGTCGCCACAGTCTGGCATTGGTCTGCTGATACAGTTCCAGCGACCAGGTAAGACCAAACCACACCAAAGTCGAACCGCCGGACTGAAGGTTTAAGCCGTGACCAGCTGACGCCGGGTGAATTAAAGCCACCGGGATCTTTCCGGCATTCCAGTCAGTGATGTCTTTTGAGGTCTTAATCTCCCGGACATCAAACCTCTTTCTGATCCTCTCAAGGTCGTGCTTAAACCAGTAAGCCACCAGGATAGGATTGCCGTTAGCTGATTCGATGATGTCCTCCAGGGCATCAAGCTTTCTGCTGTGGATCTCGATGATGTTTTTCTCGTCATCGTAGATTGCGCCGTTGGCAAGCTGACTCAGCTTATTGGTTAGTGCTGCGGCATTAGCTGCGGTAATCTCTCCGTCAGATGCAGTCAGCACCAGCTCAGTCTTAAGACTTTCGTACTGCTTACGCTCATCCGGGGATAACATCACCTCGTACTGGGAGCTGATAAGCTCCGGCATCTTCAGATGGTCAGTACACTTCATGGAGATGGTGATATCTGAGATGCGGCGGTAGATTTCCTCCTCGGCATAAGGTCTCGGCTTATAAGAAAACACCTGCTGACCGTTCCTCTTGTCCGGCATGAAGAACGCCTCTCTGTATCTCGTGATGAACTTTCCCAGGCGTTCGCCCATGTCAAGGAGGCGGAACTCAGACCACAGATCCATCAGGCCGTTTGATGATGGTGTACCTGTGAGACCAACAATACGCTTCACCTTAGGACGTACCTTCTGCAGAGCCTTGAAACGTTTGGTTGAATGGTTCTTGAAGGATGACAGCTCGTCAATAACCACCATGTCGTAGTCAAAGTCATTGTTCTCAACCAGCCATTCCACGTTCTCACGGTTGATGATGGTGATGTCGGCATTCCTGGCAAGAGCCGCTTTGCGTTCTGCCAGAGTTCCAACAGCCACTGAAAAAGTGAGGTGTTTGAGGTGCTCCCATTTGGAAAGCTCCAATGGCCAACTGTCCCGTGCGACTCTTAAGGGGGCAATTATCAGAATTCTGTGAACCTCAAAAGAGTCAAACAGAAGGTCAGCAATTGCAGTGAGGGAAATAACGCTCTTGCCCATGCCGCAGTCTAAGAGAATGGCTGCGCACGGATGCTCCTCGATAAAGTTCACACTGAACTTCTGGTAGTCGTGAAGACTGGTTCTATCCGGCAAGTTCATCAAGTATTCCTCCTATCTGTTCAATTCCGTCAATCACATACACCCTGAAACCTAATCGCCTTAACATCTCATGCCTTGCTGCCTGCAGTGCTCTCGGTTTCATTCCCGGTGCTTTAAGCTCTGCAAAGGCCATCATTCCGCCCGGCATCAGGATCAGCCTGTCAGGCATTCCCGCAAAGGAGGGAGACACGAACTTCGGTGCGATTCCTCCCCGGCTTTTTGCCATCAGCGTGAGTTTCCGTTCAATCTGCTTTTCCGAACATCTCATCAACCATCTCCTTTGCCATCTCAACTACCTTCGCATCTACAGGACTTCTATTACTGATATCCGGGGCACCGTAAAACACATCAAGATAATCGTCTGAAAGACCGGGAACGTTCCTAAACATGCAACCTTCGAGGCGTGAACAAATCTCACGCAGTTTGCCCTCCATCGACCTCATCTTTGCTCTGTCGTTCGGGGATAACAGCGGATAGGCATCGACCATCGTCCCCACAAAAAGAGACTTAAGTACCCGCATCTTTGCACCGCATCTCATAAAATCTTCAATTTTTCTTTTTTTCATTTCTAATTCCTTCAGTGGACAGGAAGGACGGACAGAGCCATTTTTTCCTATTAATACGTATACGTGTATATTTGCCTTTTAGAACTCTATTTAAAGCCTTTTTGCTCTATATAGAAGATCTTGTCCGTCCGTCCCATAATGATTACTTTTTAACCTTTAGCCTTAGGACATTTTTCGGGATGCGGGACAGGCTGTTTCTGACCTGTCCTGACATAAACCCTCTGTCTGCCGTAGAAAGGCAGAGGTCTTCTGTCATTGGTGCGCTCCCACCCGTCCAGCCGTTTCATCATGGCTGCGATGTTGTAGCTGTCTTTAGCCTGAATATCCTCGGGGCGTTTGCCGAAACACTCGCACCAGATTTCAAGGTTTGACACCTCGGTGCGCTGAACCGTACCTTTCGGACGGGTAGGATCGGTAAGGTCAAGGATGTACCCCCTTCGCTCGTGGATATCCAGACTGTTCCAGTTGGCAGGCAGAGGGGTATCAAGGTACTCCTGCAGCAGACCTTCACGATCATCCTGCTCCATGGCAAGTCTCTGTTCCTCCTCCGCAAAGGACTCAAGATGATGCGGCAGATAAAGCTCCTGGCCGTTCTCGCACATCACCTTCACCTCCGCCCAGATCTGCTCGACTATCTCCGGGGTTAAATCCCATGGCTTGTATCTGCCCCTGCCTGTAACCTTCACGTTCCAGAATCTGCGGTTGCCCGTAATGTCTCTCAAGTAGCCGGTTTCACTGTTGGTGGTACCGAAGAAAAGACACTGTCTCGGATGCGTCACAGCACGTTTGGCGAATGCGGCACGATACTGATCGTCACGTCTGGAGATAAAGGCCTTAACCTTGTCGATATCGGCCTTTTTCATGCCCGCAAGTTCGCTTATTTCGTGGAACCACACCCCCTGCAGTTTCTCGGCTGCAGTCTTGTCGTTCATGTCGAATATAGTCAGACAGTCGGAATAAAACCCCATGCTCAGAATAAGAATGATGGTTGACTTGCCTATGCCCTGCGGACCGTTGAGGATTAAGATCTGATCGTACTTAATCCCTGGAACATAGATTCTTTTGTACCCGGCACACAGATGGATGCGGGTAACCGTCCGGGTGTATTCGTTATCCTCAGCTCCCAGGTAGTCAATCAGCAGTGTTTGAACACGCTTGACTCCGTCCCACGGTTTCAGACTTTCAAACCGCAGCTTGATGGGATGATAGCCTCTGTCATCCGCCACTTTGGTTACCGCAATGTTGAGGTTTCTGTCGGAAAAACAGCCGTAGTAATCCTCCAGGTAGCACACCAGATGTGCATCATCCACATCACGCCAGAATCCCCCGGGATGTTTCCATGGAACATTCCCCACGATCTCAAGGTTATCTGCCAGCTGATTGAACCGGATACACTTGAGATTCTTATCCCTGGTAAGGATCAGCCGGAGGTTGTAGGTGCAGTTCTCCAGCTCGGTACTGCGGCTCTTGTATTTAAGTTTCTTTTTCCATTCGTCATCGCCTTCAATTTCCGGATCTGCGAAGTCGCTCTTTGCCTCAGCTATACGCTCATTGGCCAGAGCCACCCTCACTTCATCCTGCTGCATGGCAAAATCGCACATTGCCTTGAAGGAGGCCTTTTCGTCGAGATCCTTGAATAGACCTAGCCTTACTGCATCAAAGGCATTGCACAGGATCTGATATGCGGGATCTTTGGCATGAAAGGAAATAATGAACTTATCCTCGATGACAATTACACCGGCAGTGCTGCCGGAGCCGATCAGGTGATAGCGGTTATCACTCTGAGTTGCCTCATACTTATTTGCAAGAAAGGTATCAACCGCCTTGTTAATCGGGAAATAGACCCGGTTGAATACACCCACGATGCCGGTTTTGGTCAGAGGATCCTGAACCTGTTTTCCTGCATTCTCGTGAGGTTTTCTTTCCCTTGAAGATCTCGGAAGTTTCAGAGGATCCTGCCATTCCGGGTACTGAGCCAGAAACCTGTCGGGATCTAGCCATTCCTTTTCCACTTCCTTAAAGATGTATTCTCCGTCACTGGGAGTGCTCGGCAGAAACATCAGCTGATTGACTCTGAATGAACACTCGTCGAACTGCTCAATGCCTAACTGCTGGGCCAGATATCTGGCTATAGCCTGAAACTCATCCGGGGTTACATCCCTTGTAAGAGGAATAACGACCCTTGCCCGGGGAGCCTTCGGTGTATGTCCGTGGGTGGTGTAAAGGAACGAGGTATAGGGAACCCTGTTTTCAAAGTCATCAATAAAGCCATGTTCGAGCATGTCACCGTCAAGCATTATTGCGGATCGGCTTTTGACCTTATCTATCTGTCTGATCCCGTCAATAAGCACACCTGCAACAATACCGCCGTGATCTTTGGCTTCAGTCTTTTCGTCACGGCTCATATGAGCATACTGGGCAACCGTCTCCGAAGTACGGTAGCTTTTTCTGAACCTGTCTTTCAGCTCTCCGTACCCAGTAGTCTGATTCGCCCATTTATAAGCCTTGCAGCTGTTGGCGCAGGCTATATTAAGTTTTCTCATTAAACCTCCTTAAACCTAAAGACACTGGTCATGGATGGCATCACAGGCAAAGTTGAGAGCCTTCCTGACTGCGTCAACCCCGTCATCACCGCTGGCGGCAATTTCAAAGCCCACGACCCTTTTCTTTTCATCGAACATAGGAAGAAAGCAGAAATCACCACCCAGGCTTTCAAGTGAGATAAATGCTCTGCCACCTCTGCCGCGTTTTTTACCGCCCTTAAATCCAGTGGTTCCTGCCTCAATGCGAAGTCCGGCTGTCTTACGTTCAAAGGTCTTAAACAAGACCCCGTTAACGCACGCATGTTTTTCTCTTATTGCGTACATTCGAGTTCTCCTCTGTTTGTTAATAAAAAAGTCCCGGCGGCAGGGACAATCTGCCGCTCTACCCTCTATGTTCAGCAGGAGCGATTTCCGACAAAAAATTCTTAAAAAAAAAATTAATAAAGCGGTTTTCGGCCGGAAAACGGGGAATCAGAAAAAATTTGAAGAAGATTTGTCGGATTCATCTTCTGCTGAACATAAGTAGGTGAAGGCCGAAACAGTGCTGAAAAAAAAACTGAAATTTTTTTTGTTAGTTTTGCCTTCTGCTGAACATGAGTAGATGAAGGCCGAAACGGTGCTGAAAAAATCTGAAATTTTTTTTGTCGGTTTTGCCTTCTGCTGAACATAAGTAGGTGAAGGCCGAAACAGCACTGAAAAAAATCTGAAATTTTTTTTGTCGTTTTCACCTTCTGCTGAACATAGGTAGTGAGGGCACTTAAAACCGCCCCGCTGAAATTGAAACAAACTTATGAGGTCAATCCCATGAAAAAGAAAGACATTACTGTTCTTATCGATGGATTCCGCAGGCTGAGTGCGGATGCCGCTGAAATAGCTGAACTGCTTTCAGGCACGGAAACATCTTCTAAAAAGACAGCTGAAGTTCAGACTGAACCCGAAACTCCGGCTTCCGCTGCCGAGGAAACTCAGGTCAAGGTTTACACCTTCGAGGAAGTACGAGGCATTCTCTCCGACAAGGCCAGATCCGGTTTCAGAGCCGAGGTTAAGGCACTGCTGACCTCTCACGGAGTAAAGCAGTTATCCGATATTACCGATCCTGCTGTATTTGCAGAGCTGGTAGCTGAAGCGGAGGTACTGGGTAATGGCTAAACACGCTTATCTGTCAGCGTCAGCCAGTCACCGCTGGTTAGCCTGTCCCCCGAGTGCAAAGCTCTGCGCTGAACTTGAAGATCAGTCAAGCCCGTATGCACAGCAGGGAACAGACGCTCACGAACTCTGTGAGTATCTGGTGACTAAGGCTCTTGGACGAGATGCAAGTGATCCGACTCCGCACCTCTCCTTCTATGACGCGGAAATGCAGGAGTCTGCTGATGGCTACTGCGGCTTTGTCATGGAGCACGTTTCCGCAGCGAAGGAACACTGTTCAGATCCGCTGGTATGCGTTGAGCAGAGACTCGACTTCTCCAGGTGGGTAAAGGACGGATTCGGTACCGGAGACTGCGTGATTGTGGCTGATGATCTGCTGCACATCATCGATCTGAAATACGGCGTCGGTGTTCTTGTAACGGCATCCGGAGAAGACGGTACCGGGAACAGTCAGCTTAAATGCTATGCCCTTGGTGCTCTTGATACCTTCGGTGCTCTTTATGACATCAGGCGTATCAGACTCAGCATCTATCAGCCGAGACGAGACAATGTAGACACCTATGAAATGTCTGCCGACGAACTGCTGAAATGGGCTGATGAGGTACTGAAACCGACAGCCGAGCTGGCTTATGAAGGCGGCGGTGAGTTCCATGCAGGAGATCACTGTCAGTTCTGCAAGCTTAAGGCTACCTGCAGAGCACGCGCTGAATACAGCATGGAGCTGGCAAAGTACGACTTTGCCGATGCTCCGACGCTGGACAGCACCGAGATCGCGGCAATTCTGCCCCAGATAGACTCTCTGGTCTCCTGGGCAGACGACATCAAAGCCTATGCCCTTGAGCAGGCTTTATCCGGTGTCCGTTATCCGCACTTCAAGCTGGTGGAAGGCAGAAGTATTCGCAAATACACCGACGAAAATGAGGTGGCAAAGGTCGTACAGAATGCCGGGTACGATCCGTTTGAGAAAAAGCTCCTGGGAATCACTTCGATGACCAGGCAGTTAGGCAAAAAGAAGTTCGAAGAACTGTTGAGTGGGCTTGTTATAAAGCCCGTTGGTAAACCTGTGCTTGTTTCAGATACGGATCCCCGTCCTGAATTCAACACTGCAAAATCTGATTTTATAGAGGAAAACTAAGATGACAAAAAGTCCTACTAAAGTAATTACCGGTCCTAAGACCATCTTCTCTTATCTTAACGTTAACGAGCCTAAGGTTCCTATGGGCGGTGGCACTCCGAAGTACAGCGTTTCGCTGATCATTCCTAAGTCCGACACCGTGACCGTCAACAAGATCAAGGCCGCCATCAAGGCTGCCTATGATGAAGGTCAGTCCAAGCTCAAGGGCAACTCCAAGTTCGTTCCGGATCTTGATGCGCTTAAGACTCCGCTGCGTGACGGTGACAAGGATCGTAAAGGCGACGCTGCTTATGCCAACTCCTACTTCGTGAACGCCAACAGCACCACCAAGCCTGGTGTGGTTGACGCAGATCGACAGGACATCATCGATACCTCCGAGCTTTACTCTGGTATCGTCGGCAGAGCATCCATCAACTTTTACGCCTACAACTCCAACGGCAACAAGGGTATCGCCTGCGGTCTCAACAATCTGCAGAAACTCGCGGATGGTACTCCGCTTGGCGGTCACAGCCGTGCCGAGGATGACTTCGCAGATCTCGACGATGAAGACGATGAGGATTTCTTAGGTTAATCCGGTAATTTCTGAAAATCTCTGGCGGTGGGCATGCCTGCCGCCTTTATGAAAATGAGGTGTAAATATGGAAAATTCGATGGAACTCTGGCAGGTTGCCGGACTGTATCTTGTGTTCATTTCGTTCTTTGCACTTGGTGCGGTACTCGCCCATCTGGTGGCTACTGCAATCAGAAAGTTCAGAGGTAAAAGGTACGGAGGTACAGACAGATGGAATGCGGACTGACTCCCGAAGAAATTTCACTTATGAAATTTGCCTTCGGATTTGTTATCGGAACCGTGCTCGGCATCATTGCCGGCAATCTGGTTGATCTGGTGAGATACCTGTGGAACAAACGGTTACACCGTAAATAGATGTATCAGGGGCGACGGTTTATCTGCCGCCCTTTTTTAATGAGGATTGGAATTATGAAAATTGAGTTCATGTCACTGGATTTGGAAACACGAAGTAGCATAGACATTACAAAGGCTGGAGTTTACAAGTATGCTGAATCACTTGATTTCGACATTCTGCTTTTTGGGGTTTCCGTTAATGGCGGTCCCGTTGCTGTATATGACCTTGCCAGCAGCGACAAAGTACCGGAGGAAATCATCAAAGCTCTGTCAGATGATTCCGTTACCAAATGGGCCTATAACGCTTCCTTCGAGAGAGTCTGTCTGTCAGTATGGCTGAGACGGAATTATCCGCAATACTTCTCCACATACAGCATTGAGGGAGATCCGGTTCAGAAGTATTTAGATCCAGCAGCATGGAAATGTACCCTGGTATGGGCAGCCTATAACGGACTCCCCCTTTCACTTGATAAGGTTGGTGCCGTACTTGGCTTTGAGGAGCAGAAACTTAAGGAAGGAAAGGAACTTATCCGTTACTTCTGTATGCCGAGCAGAACTGCAGGACGTAAATGGAATCTGCCGGAGCATGCACCGGAGAAATGGGAACTGTTCAAAAAATACAACCGACGTGACGTCGAGGTTGAAATGCAAATACAGAGAAGGCTGAAAAATTACCTGGTACCGGATTTCGTCTGGGATGAGTATCATCTGGATCAGGAAATAAACGACCGTGGCATCATGATTGACAGACAGCTCGTAGAACAGGCTATCAGCATTGATGAACAGACCAAAAAAGACCTCATGAACAGAATGCAGAAACTTACCGGACTCGATAACCCGAACTCCGTCATGCAGCTCAAAGGCTACCTGGCAGACAACGGTCTGGAAACAGAAACATTGGGTAAAAAGGACGTTGCCGCCCTGCTTAAGTCCGTCCCGGCAGATATGGCAGAGGTACTTGAACTCCGGCTGCAACTTGCCAAAAGCAGCGTTAAAAAGTACCAGACAATGCAGAATGCTGTATGTGATGATAGCCGCTGCCACGGAATGTTTCAGTTCTACGGAGCGAACCGTTCCGGACGATGGGCAGGCAGACTGATTCAACTCCAGAATCTACCTCAGAACCACATGTCAGATTTGGAACAGGCACGTGATTTGGTGAAAGCCGGTGAATATGAAATGCTTAATATGCTGTATGATTCCGTTCCGAATGTTCTGTCAGAGTTAATCCGCACAGCATTCATCCCCCGCCCCGGTTACAAGTTTATCGTTTCTGACTTCAGTGCCATTGAGGCAAGAGTGCTGAGTCACCTGGCAGGAGAACAATGGCGAACAGATGTATTCCGCAATGGCGGTGATATCTACTGCGCCAGCGCCAGTCAGATGTTCCATGTTCCGGTAGAAAAGCACGGGGCCAACAGCCATTTAAGGCAGAAAGGTAAAATAGCGGAACTCGCCCTTGGTTACGGCGGATCTGTCGGAGCCCTTAAAGCCATGGGAGCACTAGATATGGGACTATCCGAAGATGAACTGCAACCGCTGGTCAATATGTGGAGGAACTCAAATCCGAACATAGTGTCTTTCTGGTGGCAGATAGATAATGCGGTAAAGACCGCTATTCAGTTACACACCACTGAGAAAGTCGGCTGTCTGGAATTTACCGTTAAGAACGGCATGCTGTTCATCACCCTACCTTCCGGCAGAAAGCTTGCCTACGTTCAGCCACGTATCGGCATGAACCAGTTCGGTGGCGAGAGTGTCACCTATATGGGGATTGATGCAACCAAGAAATGGAGTCGAATTGAGAGCTACGGTCCTAAGTTTGTAGAAAACATCGTTCAGGCTGTCAGCCGGGACATTCTTGCCTATGCCATGCAGACGCTGAAACACTGCTTTATCGTTGGTCACGTCCATGACGAACTCATCATAGAGTGCTCCGAGAATGTTTCCCTTAAGGCTGTCTGCGAACAAATGGGCAGAACGCCTGAGTGGATTCCAGGACTGGTTCTCAGAGCTGATGGATATGAGTGCGGGTTCTACAAAAAGGATTAAAAAATCTAATCATCGCTGCTTTTAGGCAGCGTTTTTTTGCTTTTTATTGACAATAAGCAGCAAAAGTACTATTCTAGTCCTACAAAAAAGAGGACTTAAATCATGCAAAACTCAGTCGGCGAATTCATTAAAGAACGTCGAGAAGCTTTAAACATGTCACTTAAAAAGCTAGGAGACGCCTGCGGTATAAGCGACAGTGAGCTTCTCAAAATTGAATCAGGACAAAGAAAAACTCCCAATTGGACAACACTATGCCGGATTGCACGTGTGGCTGGATTTCACCCATTTGAATTGATGTTAAAAGCTGGATACATCAACGAAGCTGATATTAATCCATCGTTTAAATTAAAAAATCTAAATCGACTAAGCATACAAGATCTAGATTTAATTCAAAGCGTGATCGATGCACAGGTTGAAAAAAATGCAAAAAAATTGGCTAACACGACAGTATTTCGAATGGGAGAATTGTTTTGTGGCCCTGGCGGTTTAGCTTGGGGAGCAACAAACGCACATATCGAAAACTCAGAATATCGTATTGTCCATGCTTGGGCAAACGATTATGACAGAGATACCTGTAATACTTACACAAAAAACATCTGCCCAGACAATCCAAACAGTGTATTTTGCGAAGATGTTCACACACTCAACATAGAAAAGTTAGGCGATATTGACGCCTTTTCGTTTGGTTTCCCTTGTAATGATTTCTCAGTAGTTGGAGAGCAAAAAGGATTTGACGGAACATTTGGTCCTCTATATACATACGGGATCAAGGTTCTCAAGAGATACCAACCGCTTTGGTTTCTCGCAGAGAATGTAGGTGGTATTCAGAGCGCAAACGAAGGAGGAGCCTTTGCAAAAATCAAGGAAGACATGATTGCTTGTGGATATCGCATATACCCTAACCTCTACAAATTTGAAGAGTATGGAATTCCACAGGCAAGACATCGTGTCATAATTGTTGGTATTAGAAACGATCTTCCTTTTGAATTCAAAATACCTAGTCCTGCACCGTATGCTAAAGTAGACAATTCATGTAAGACCGCTATTGAAATTCCACCAATTCCGGAAAATGCTGCTAACAACGAGCGAACTCGTATGAGCGAACAAGTTGTAAAGCGTCTTGAATTTATTAAACCAGGACAAAATGCTTTCACAGCAGATTTGCCAAAAGAACTCCAACTAAATATAAAAGGCGCAAGAATCAGTCAAATATACAAACGACTTGATCCGGATAAGCCTGCATATACCGTTACAGGTAGTGGAGGTGGTGGCACTCACATTTATCATTGGAGCGATCCACGTGCATTAACAAACCGTGAACGCGCTCGCTTACAAACTTTCCAAGATGATTATGTTTTTGAGGGAAGCAAGGAGTCTGTCAGAAGACAAATCGGAATGGCTGTTCCATGTCGAGGAGCTCAAATAATTTATGAAGCAATCCTTAGAACCTTTGCTCAAATAGAATACGAATCCGTAGAAGCTAACATCGAAGAGTAGCAGAAGAGAGCATGAGTCAGTCACCAAAAGTCTCATGCTCTTTTGGATTTTTCTGATTATTCCACTATAAAAAACTAGGGGATGATATACGCTGATGCATCAGGAGGAGGATTGGTCAACATGTAAGGGATAATTGATCCCCAGTCCGAACTGATATTACTGAAATGAATTCCGTAGTTCTCAGCCTGTAACTTGGCTCTCGTATTTGGGATAAAATCCCCCTTCTTAAGTCTTACCACCTTTGAATTGTTTGACAGAAGATTTTTCAAACTTACTGCACCAATTAACTCGACAGTACCTTTTGGTTCGTCTAGCTCTCTATTCCACGGCGTTCTGCACATAAATATCGCATCTGGCAAATTATTATACTTCTGATTTTGCCGCATTCTCAGTTTATCAACTTCAAATAAAAGCCATTGCCCTATTCTAGTAGACTTAATATCTACGTTCCATCCATTTATTTGGACATCAAAATCGTCCCATTCACCTCTCGGGTAAATATCAAAATTCACTGTAAAATGAAGTCCAAAGTCCTCCCTCAGCATATGAGTAATAGCAACTTCAGCCATCTTCCCTATAAGGTTATCTCTTGCAATTTCAGCTATTCTCCTTGGAACAGTATCTGATTGTCCGAATTCAATAGCTTGTTGCGATTTAGCAGATTCCTTAGAAAAATCTACGCATCGTTGCATATCATATTTGGACAAAACAATCGTCTTTATCATATTACTCCCCAAAAAACGATTATTCCTCGATTACATCATAATACACAGCCCCGTGCGGTAACTTGATATTAGGAACCCACATTTGTTTGCCTCCCCATCCCTTTTTACCGGTTACCTGATACATCGTGAGAACCGTTTTTCTAGGAAATGAACCACCAAGTTGCCAATCGTTTGGAGACAACAAAGCACCGGTTCCTTGAGCAACATCTCTGCCCCTGCGAACTATTAGGATACCTTGTGCTGCTGGTGTCTCAGCAAGCATTGTATCCAATATCGCCAAGAAGGACGTTATTTTAAAATCTGGACTTGCCTTAACATGACTCAAAATTTCTTTCATTAGACGCAAACTCACTTGATAATATGGTTCGTCATCAGAAAATGGATTGAGGAGATCAGAAATATCTTCGATAGTGTTATTGTCTGGGTCAAACGGATAATAATTTGTTCCGCCACATATAACTTCAACATGATCATTATCAAGGACATTTTTCCGTGTTGGATTCAGACCTTCAGGATAATAAATTTTTACGTCATCGATTCCCTGTTCTACTTGGGATATGATTGCGTTATTTGTTGCATTAATATCAGCAAACAACTTATACAGCTGTTCATCGATATAAACCATCATCATACTAGAATCTCGGTCGTAGCCAAACATACGACTATGTTGCCACATCGTATCAGCCTGTGGTTTTTTTGCTGTTCTAGTGTAATATATGGTCTGTAGCCTTGGAAAAGTAACCCCTCTTCCCAATGTATTCCCACCTATTATAAAATTACAGCCTTTTTCATACTCATCGCTGTCCACGTCAGCTTTACCATTCATGATAATTATTTTTATCAATTGGTTACGAACTAAATTTTGAACGAAAGCCAAGATTTCATTAAACTCTTTTTTACTGCTCTTTAAAGGGTGCAGCAAATCATATTCCTTTTTCAATTCTGCTATAAAACTACCATCAATGTTATCGAGACACCATCTCAACTGTTTCTCGATTTTATCTGCGAAACTCTGATGTACAGACTGTCTTACGCTTGGATGAATCAAACAATTACAAACAACGTCACCGGAAAGCAGAGTCTGCGCAGAAACAAGAAGATGTCGAAGTACAACATTCCGTTCAGGTTCTTTCAACCCATCAAGGTAAGTTATACAATCTGAATTACCATTTTTCGGAAAAAAGAAATCTCCACCGAGATACCCTTTTCCCGGTTTAAAATAGTGTGTAAACAGTGGATGCCAGCCTGATTGTCGTGTCTGAAGAAAAATCGCTTGCGGGGTACCTGTCACTTGCAAGTAAAGACTGCTAGATGAGCCATTCTTAATACTATCCAAATAGCGATTGATAGACGATTGACGATCTTTGTTAACAAGGGTATTTAATGATGCGGCATCTGCCTCATCATCAATAATAAACAATGGGTTGCCTTTCATAAACCCAGTCGTATTGAATACATTTGACCATAGTCGAAGCATATTGAAATTTTTTTTCAATACGACTATCACAGGTTCTTTAAGTTCGTTTGCAATAAACAATCCAGAGTCATTTTCTCCACAAACACAGAATCCATCAAGATCGCTCTTCACTCTCTCTAGGGTCTGTTCCTGCAAAATGTTGTTATCAGTAGTGAGAATAAGGAATACAGGAAAACCTAAATCAGCGGCCTTACACAGAATACCAAACACTTGTCCTGTTTTTCCAGATTGGACGTTCCCAAAAAGCAGACCAATTTCATGACTAATGAAAGAAAAATTCTTTATATGCTCATTTCCCAATTCTTCTGCTGTTTTGCTGATTGAATCTGCAAGCTGTACATTGCCTCTGCTGATTATTTTATTAAGGTATGTCTCTAAATACTTCATTTTAAATTCACTTCTATTTATTCACTTACAGTTTCAAATGACAAAGTCCACACATCCAACATAGTCTTTTTATCATCATCAAGAGCCTGTTGATCTGTTTTTGCAAAAACGATGGCATTACGCCCGTAGGACTCTAGCATTTCCTTTGTTATCATACCAAGACGTTCTTTGTCGAGCTGACTATCATTAACAGGCTCAACAAGTCCTGCGGCAGCAAGTCGCCCTTTTATCCAGCGCCCCATCAACAGTTCGTCACCTACAGCACTAAATTGTTTATTTCCATCGCTTGTCGTATGAGCTTTAAACCAGTAGCCATCGTCTGTTACTACAAAGAAAGGGGAATTTTTTTCCGGATACCCTTCCATTCTTGTAATTTCTTTTGACACAGTCATTTGCACCTCATACCAATCACGAGACTTTTTCTTACTCCTTGGTGCGGCATAGCAAACATTTATATTCGATTTTGTATAGTGTTTGTTATCATCCATAAACCGCTCATCGAAAGAAGGAACTTTAATTGGCAATATAAAGGAAATATTGGTCTGGTGTTCAAAATATAATTTAACCCCTCTAGGTGAAAGCTGACTTACGCGGTCTACTCCATCAAGAGAAATATTCTGTTCTCGAATCAGATTAACATTTGGAATATCTGCAATATTGGCTGAACAACGGTCACTCTTCAATTTTTCAATATGAGAGACAAACTCTGAACACTCAACTGGATCTTCAGTTAATATTGACACCTCATACTGTCTCCGATTATTTGCATCTGTCTTTATCACACCCAAATTAGCAGAGCCGATAATTGTGGCAAAACACGCACCATCCTTAAAAAAGCTGTATATTTTTCCGTGGTATTTAAATGCTCTAACTAACCTAATTTCTCCTACGCCTTTTTCCATCCATTTCTGATTAAACTTTACGGCTGAGTGGTACATCTTTTCGGGCATTCCCTCAATAAAGTACATACCCATAGTTAATGAAACGTATGAAATATTATGCTTTTCCAAAATACTATCCAATTCTTCCAAGGACGAATTTGAAGCATACCCTGTAGCTATCTCAATTCTATCTGCTTTCTGAACTTGTTCAATAAAACAATCAAGTATTGTCTGCTTACCATCATCCAAAGAAAGTGGCAATATATCAGAATATAAAACTTTCATATCAGGACTCCTTAATCGTCAAATAATCTATTAGACTTTCGTTCCTTATTTACACTTGATTCCAACTTAGCAAAGTACATCTTTACATTAAACAATTCTCTTTTTAAAGGAAAATCATCGTCATTAATCTGTGAGAAAAAATGTTTATGTTTTTCATAATTTTTTCGCATTTTCGCTATTTCAAACTCGGTGACACTACCAACTTCCCTTGGATTGCCAAAGTATTCCCGATAACAATAAGGAATTTCATCTTCTTCTACAATTGTTGTCTCTTCAAGAACTTCATCAGGTATGCTTGAAGGATCAGGGTATCTATCAAACGCCTCAAGATTTAAAAATTTTTTATAAATTTCATAATGATAATGTACTTTTACACCGTCACCTAAAGAAGATGTTATTCCTAGCAAACCATCAAGCTCAGTAATACGACTCAAGTTATGTGCCGTCACCATTTTTTCGTAAATATATGATCGCGGTGAATTATACGAACTATCTGTAATTGCATCTGAAAAAACATACAGTGTGGGATATTGATCTTCGAGAAATCTCCAATATTCATTCTTTTCCCCTTCTTCATTCCAATTCTTAATAAATTGGCTTAGCATTGGATAGAAAATCATATGTTCTACTTTTGTCGGGATCATGTCATACAACATATCGAAGGTTCTGTCAGAATACGATCTTTGTTGTGCTTCGTCTAAATGCTCTCCAAACTGAGTAAGTCTGTTATCAAACCCGTAAGCAAAATGGTAAGCAGTGAAATACTCTTGAAAAGAACGATGAATAAAATAGTACTTCAATCCCTCCTTGTACATAAGACAAAGATTATCCGTCAAATCTTTTAGAATATTTCTTGGAGTGACGTCTTTCCCTTTTATTGATGAATCATTAATTACTTTTTCCATGTGCTGAAAAAATGAATGTTCATCAAATTCAAATATCTCCTTTACATATGTTCGAGCACAAAACTCTGAGTAATACTTTTCAAACTCTTCAGGAGTCAGTCCTGTATATAGAGGTCTTTTGTATGATCCCTTTGTAGCATCGTGCAATCTAGCCATCGTCTCATATGCTTTCGAGTAAAAGACGTGCATCTTAGCCGGAATCTCCCCAAACATAGAAAAGGTCATTAGCATTATGGTTAAAAGTAGAGGATTGCTGGCAAATTGATAGTGAGATGAGAACAATTGAGTCCTCAGAGCTTCTATAAAATTATTCTTTCCTTCATCATCCCAAAATTTAATCTTGTTAATTAAAGCTAATGCCTGATCTATCGTTAATGGTTGAATATCAAGCAGTAAAAACTTGACGTATGCGACAAAGTTATACACAGGTCTAGATGAAATAATTATTGTGTTTCCTTGAAATGATTTTATAAAAGCCTCTATATCAGCAAAGAAGTTATCTCGCATTGATTTCTGAATCTCATCCAGTCCATCAAGTAAAAGAACAGCTTTTTTCTTTTTCAAAACGCTAATGAGGGTATTTTTAGTAATATCCTCATCATATGTTTGAACCTCTGCTAAAAGAAAATCCAAAACATTTAAAGTGCTTTCTTTATAATCCTTCAGAGTAACAAGAATTGGTACAGCCCCATTTTCTTGGTACTCCTTGGCGCAAGTTAAAAATAGATGCGTTAGCATCATAGACTTTCCAATACCACCCGTCCCCTGAATGATAATGTATTTCGACTCTGCTTCTAACGTTTGTACAGTACAGTTACTTATAACAAGTTTACTGTTAGTTTCCAAAATTCCCCTATGTTTAGGTCGGTGATATTTTAGGTTATTACATACATAAAGATCATAAAATGGGCATGAGTCTTCAGGATTTAAAAGAGTCTTTTTGTCATTATAAAATGATGATGCTTCTCTCAAATATTTAGCAAATGGTAAATTTTTATGCACATCTTCAGCCTGCTCCTCTAAAAGCAAATGTTCATCTACCATGTATATTTGGGAACTTAAAATGCTAGATATATCTGGTAAAACCTGTCCAACCTGTTCAACAACTAATGGTACTCCACAGTTACTACCTAGCACATCAGCAATTGGAGCGATGTCCTCATCCGTAGTGTCAGACTCTTCATAAAGGATCTCTATCGACGATATGTTTTCCCCGATATCACCGCAGAATTTCCACTCAGTATTTTTACCGCTTTGTCTAAACCATTTTTCAAATGTTGCTCTACCTGACTCAGCATCAGGAGCATTCATTACAACATAATGAAGAACAGACAACAAAAACGATGGTAAAAACAACTCATTAATCTTTGCGAATTCACTCTTTTTTATAAATTGATTTTTTCTAATCTCAAATGTAGTTTCATCTTTAATGCTTATATCTTTTTGAATGGTATCTAACAAAGCCTTTACCAACCATCTACATTTATCACGATTCAAGTACAGATCAATGAATTCCTTTATTCTTGCGTAAAGAACAGGACTCTTAATTTTCATAGAAGAATCAAAAGCCAACACTACAGCACGCTCGGTGAATGGAACATAACATCCAGAACTACTCTTACAGGTTTTATATTGGGAGGCACATTTCGCTAAAGTTCCCCCCTTCGGATCCATTTTTTCTCCTGTCAATACATTTGATAATCCCGCAAACAGATCCTTGGCTGTTAAATTGTCTGTGCCTCCATTCTGTTTATCCCGAGCCTTCTTCCGAATTTTTCTAGCCTCGAGTATCAAGGCAAAGAAAGTGCCACCACACAGATGGGGGATAAATGTCTGACTCAAAATGAATTTCTCCCAAAATAGTAACTTACAGAAACCTTAGAAACTAACAGTAACTAAATACCTTCTTGCTCGGAACCTTATCTACATTAGGATGATTATTGTGTTCGAGAGACTACTCAGTGACGAATCAATGTTTCAAGCAGATTGGCGTCACCGTCTCATGACATTAGATTTGCGGTAGATATGATTTCAGAAGTGTTCTCATAAAAATTATTCATTTTATAGCATTTTTATATGTTTTTCTACCAGCGAAAACACGAAATGAACTTTTAAATAAGGCTCATTAAACGCCAGATCTGAGGTACCTGCAATCAAGTGCACAGGATAGCAGGGAGCATCGCAACTTCAGAGATGGAATGACATCAACTTAGGACGCCAGCGAACGCGATCTTGCTGGTCACCCTACGAAGCGGAGAAATCCGCATAGGTGACCAACTATGTACATAGCTACTGGCAGCCATGAGGGGCAACTCCGCTTCGGTTTTTTTAACCGCCAAGCAAGGAGTAAAAACCCATGGCAAAACAAGTAAAGGGTAATTGCGCCCAGAGTAAATCTAAAGGACAAAATGTTTATTATGTTCCAGTTGAAGTATTTAAAAACGAGAGAGAACGCTGGGAAAGAGGTTTTCCTAGCGAAGATTGCAGGTACGTATCTTTTGGACCAAGCAAGAAGGCTCTTGTCGGTTTTATCAAAACTCAAACAGAACCTAATGAAGCTGTTGTTAAGGAACTTCGGAGTTTCATTAACAAGCAACTTAACGAATGGCATCGGAACACTCGTTGCCAGGTTCCTAACAAACACGGTATTTTAATCAGATGTCCCGATTGTAACAAATGCTCAGCCTGTCCTTTTGGTGTAAAACCAGAAGCTAGGCAGTTAACCGTAGTCAACTATGGCGAGCCGGAAGAACTGACTGGTGGCATCTCTGAAATGGATGACACTGAAACTGGAATGGATCTTGAAGTCATCTATAAGGAGATTAACAGTAAAGACCCTAAAGCTGGCAGAGTCTTTGATCTGTGTGTCCGCCAAGGATACCTGTTAGAGGACATCGCAATGATGGAAGGCTTGACGGAGCGACAAATGCGCTACATCAAGAATAAGATTAAGCAATTCGGGGTAAGCATGACTACCGTATAAGTTATTCTTACGAAATATAATTTATAAAGGCGGTGCTACGGTTTGGAACTGCGGCACCGCTGTTTTATTAACTTGCTATATCTTCTACATAGAGCGTAAATGCTATCAGCAAAACAATAGAGGATTACGTGCTATGTTCTACATCGATTTCTCAGCCCCAGATGGCAAAACCTACCGTATTGACGTTTCCAAGAATCCTGTTATCTACAAGTGTCCCATCTGCGGAGAGACTTCAATTTACAAGTTTGATCCAACCAGTAAAGATTGTTGCATCCCCTGCTCAGAACAAAGGAAACGGGAGGCAAAGAAACGGGAAGATGAACTTATGGAAGATCGGCTTTATACTCAACTTGCAAAACTTCTCAGTCTTGAAGAAAACCGCATTGTTTCCAAAGATGAGGCTAAACGTCTGCTCGAATCTCCAAACGGAAAATAAAGATCAGGAATAAAGTCGGTGTTGCAATCAGGAACTGATGCTCTGCCTATTAGCTGATGTCTGAATTCCAAACAAACACCTCTGTTTATTTTGGGATAATAAAACCGTAGCCACAACCCTACTGCAATAATAAAACTGTAGCCACAACCTCTGTATCTCTAGCCTAAAGTGTGTTTTCAGATACAGCCTAAAACGCCCTTTTTCCCTCAACCTTTCAAAATCACAAAACTCGCCAAACCCTTGATTTTACGGGGTTTTCACCCATTCCGTTTTTCCCTTGACAGTAATACCACCGTCTCGACGTGTGCCGAGACCTTTTAATTGATGTCGAATTTACTGGCATATTGAGGGAACATGTTTAAACATACATCTTTTCAAGCGTCCCAACCTTTAAGTTTGTGGAAACACAACCAATTAAATCTCGTGTCTTCATCACCATAGTATCCCATAAAAGTTGCTATTTGTAGCGAAACCCTTTAACATCTGAAAAGAAAGCATTGTGAATCGCAGATATCCGACACATGATAACCATAAATTATACACATACGTTTATAAAGCACAAAGATGTCGGATATGAATTAGGAACAAAGGATTCATTATGTCAGAAAGTGAAGTTAAATTGTTAAACTCCCCTTATGGTGAAGTTTCTTATGAATCGTTTCGCAAGCTCAAAAGAGCTTTTGCCGATAAAAGCGCAATAATTAAGTCACTGGATGATAATGGAATGACCTTATATCCGGTTCTTCTGCGTCCGAGGCGTTTTGGCAAGAGTACCTTTATCCAAATGCTGAAATGCTTCTACGACATATCATATGCTGACAGATATGAAGAGTTGTTTGCAAAAACTGACATATATGATGAACATCTAGAAAGCCATAACTCCTATCATGTATTGAATTTTGACTTTTCCCGGGTTGGCACGCAAAGCAGTACCGTTATGTACAACAGTTTCTTTTCTGCGGTAGCTTTTGGCATAGATAATTTTAAGAGAAGATATCCTGATTTCATATTTAACTATGATAATTTGGACAAATCAGATTCTGTTACTCTGTTTAATAATTTCGTTTCTGCCTATGCCAGCTATTCCGATAAAGGCCGACTTTATGTGATGATTGATGAATATGATAATTTCGCCAACCAGATTCTGTCACGTGATTTTAATCTGTTCCAAACTATAACCAGTGACGGAAGTTTCCTCAAAGATTTTTATGCTGCAATAAAAGCCGCTGCAGCCGATGCCGGATGTATCGCCAAAACATTCATTACCGGCGTATCTTCTGTATCCCTTGATTCCCTGACCTCAGGATTTAATATTGCACTCAATGTCACTTCTGACGAATGTTTTAATGAATATGCGGGTTTAACTGAAACCGAACTTAAAAAGCTCATTCCTGAGCTGGTTGATATAAAAAGCATTGGTGTAACCGCTGATGAAGTAATTTCCAGAATGAAACCTGTTTACGATGGATACTGCTTCAGCCGACTGGCTAAAAGCACCTTGTATAACTCATCCATGTGCCTATATTATTTAAACAGGATGCAGAAGGAACAGGAATTTCTCGCCCCTGAAAAATATCTGGACCCGGCATCCGATCATGACGGATCAAAGTTACAGCAACTGTTTAACATTGCCGAAGATGGTTTGGCTGATAACATTATAGACACATACCTCAGTGGCGATTCGTTCTACCTCGAAAAACTTGCCGAAAACATCAATTTGAATAAATCAGAGAAGTATAGCGAAGTTCAGCTTTTATCCATGCTGTATTATCTCGGCTATCTCACCATTGATCCGGTACTGTCAAACTCAGACGGGCTAATGTTAAAAATTCCGAATCTCTTTATGTCGAAGCTGTTTGCACAATGCACGGTGGACTTACGATTAAAGCCTAATAGTATATTCAGAGAACAGAAACTAGATATATCAGCACTACTTAATGCCTCGGATGATCTTTCATCTTTTGCTTGTTCCTGTACAGAGTTTTTAAGCAGTATCTTCACCAATCAGGTTCTTTTACACATGAGTGAGATGGCTCTGAATCTAGTGCTCCACGCCAAGCTTAATTCCATGAGCGGAGTTGTGGTTGAGCTACAGAAATCGCTGAGAGTTATCGGCAAGGGAGAAAAGTATGCTGATCTGGTAATCACCATCAACAAGGGAAAGAAAAGTGAATGTACCTACCTCATCGAACTGAAGTACGCCGCTAAAAAAGACGCAACTGAAGCAAAGATTGAAAGTCTGAAAAATGAAGCAACCGAACAGGCACAAACCTACAAAACAGCCCTTGAGTTCAAGGGTAAACTGGTCAAAGCCTATGCCATGGTCTTTGCCGGTTCGGAATGCGTATATTGCGGGTAGCGATGAATACATGAACTGTTGCAAAATCTGCAACAGTTCAAAGCTCAATCAGCTCAAAAAAATGTTGAATTATTAATTTACTTTCGATTCAGTGCTCTCTAATTTGCTTTTCTGTTCATTGGTCAAAGGTTCATCTATAAACCTATAAATGCGATCAGCACATTTTTCAGTTGCTCTATTATCATCCAAAGCAATCCGAGTGTTTGACTTGACTATATTGTACAATAGTTGGCATTGAACAACAGTTTATCAGCTCAGAACATTTAATTTCTTAAAAGTCACTCTTCGCAATCATCTACTCCCAAATCTGCAGTGTTACAACAAAAGTCGGGTATTACTTTTCTAGGTTTAATTCCTTTTTTCCAATATGCATTTTATTCGACTTTTGATATTAAGGATTCAATATGATCGATTTCATCATCAGTTAAGTTGTACTTAGCATATAGCTGCTTTTCAATTTCCTCAATCGTTGTCTCCCAATCTATATCTGAATGATTTGTAAAATCTTGCATAGGAACAAAACGATACACGATTTGAGTTACATTCTGAGAATTCTTTACCTGTTGAACTATAAATCTAAGAAATCTTGTTTTTAGGTATTTTGCAAGATTCTCGGCCTCATCAACATTATCGAATTTTCCGATTGGAATGAGCGAATCTGTACATGCACTATTTGGTTTACCTACATATGGATATCCAATTACACGCGTATCGCTATTAGGATTGCCTGCAGATTTTGAAATGAAGACTTTGTAATTTTCAAAAATATCTCTGTTTTTAGTGACGCTTTCTGGCTTGATCCACCTAATAATGTTAGCTTTGCATCTAAGCGGAACACTACCTGCAAATGGCTCGGACTTGGATATGCTTTCAACTACAGCAGGCTTTCCAATTATTCCGAACGCATTTCTCCCTGTCGTTATTTCGGTTAAAGGGGTAAAGTCTACATTATGAACTTTCTTCAAGATCGGAATTGCTTTGATATCACTAATAACAATATCCATATCTCCAAAGAACAATGCTCGTTTAACACATGTAGTTTCACCATTATGAACTGAATAGAAATCTAAGTCTCCTGAATAGTCGTTCGCCGATAGATAATACTGGAGTCCTCCTTTGATTTCTACATTACTGAATATTTCACTTGCATCTGGGAAATAACATAATGACTGAATGTGATTATTTCCTTTGATGTAGTTCCTCAATTTAACGAATGATTTGTCCTGAGCATCCCCCGCAAACCATCTTGCTGGAGTAATTAATGAAACATATTTTTCGGTTATTTCTTCTGCAAGCATAATAAACTGTGGAAACAGTTGCTTGCTCAGTGATTGATTGTCTGTATCACTATTAATAGTTTCCTGATAAGGCGGATTTCCTACCACCGCATTGAAAATCACTTTTCTCACCTCCGTTGCATCACTCACATCATCCTTCAGATCGACATCAGCAAAAGTTTTGTTCTGCGAGAGCAGATTTTTTATTTTCTCAAAATCAAGCTTATCACTCTCTGAACCATCTTCTTTCACTTCCTTAATCTTTAATAAATCATAACTGTTAAATTGCACCGCTATGCCAGATAAGTCAAGCCCTAAAACCTCATAGACTTTCCGCGTAAACTCGTAGGCAATTGATGATGTAGGTATTGATAGTATCTTATCCTTTACTTTATCGAGAGGAATGCCTAAATTCTCGCAACGTTTCAAGATGGCAACGGCGAATTCTCCCATTTTACTGGACATATCTAAAATACGGTTATCATCACCATCTCTGAGTGCATAGAAGCAATTATCCGGAATAAGATTAATCATATCTATTGCCACGTTCTCCGGTGTGGTTATCTCGGAATCAGATATCCTGCCGAACTTTCTGATTGCAACTGCGGATCTCTGCATTGGCTCAACATCTTCATCGTGTGCAAGGGTATTAATGTTCTGAATCTTGTAGTCCAGCTGTCGTAGCATGAAGATATTCATGTGCCTATGCATAAGCTCAAGGATGTTCTTACTAATATTCAGATTGGATGCAATGCGTAAATTTTCCTTGATATCAAGACAACGAATAACATCGTCAAGAGATGTAACTTTATCCTTCGTTAGGAAAGAGAAGAACAAAATCCTTGAATAGTAAGTTCTAAACTTGTTCTCCAGTTTTTTGATATCATCTTTCGGTTCTATTTCAATCCCAGAAGAAGAATCACCGTCTGTTCCACTGTCGTTAGTACCATCAGAACCATCACCGTCATTTCCGTTATCGTCATCTTCCGAGTCCATGTCTGTGCCTTCGCCAAGATGTGCCTCAACGTATAAACCTTTTCGAGAACCTAGTTCCGCTTGACGTTCAATCTCTGCTTTTATGGCATCTAAATCAAGCAAAGACATATCAACCGGAATATCTCTCGTTTCATCAAGAACACCACGGTTACTAGAATATTCGCTGATTGCAGCAAGAATGTCTGTTGCCTTTACTTGTTCAATGCGATTATTATTAAGTGTGATAATCGGAGATATCCTTAATTCATCAACAAGGCGCTCTTTCAGATGCTCGTTTCCAGAGGCATCTGTGTTCGCATTGTATATCTGCGACTTCTGCTCCTGCATAACAAACATTCTATGCGGATCAAAATCCACAAGAAGTGTCTGTGGCTTCATATTGAATTTGATGACATCCCCGTTCTCCCCGATGTATTCACGGATATACTGATTTTGCAGGCGAAAAATTGCCTGATCGTATTCCTGCGGAGACGCAGTGTCCTTCAGAAAAATCATTGTGTCCCACTGTTCAACCGTAGACCCTGTAAGCATACGATTGACAGTGAGCGTAAGAGTTTTCTTACCCTCGATGGCACACTGTTTTATTTTTTCTTTGACAGCTTTAATATCACGATATTCATTCGGGCTATCCACACCGGAAATATTGATAATTGTATAGTTATTCAGATTTCTGAATTTAGATGCATTATCCTCAATCAACTGCTGCAAGGCATCACAGGAGGCGCAGTACGGCAAGACGCATACTATATGTTCACACATCTTTCCGTCTTTGATTTTATCGTAATCAAGGAAAGAGAGTACCCCCTCATCCTCTTTGCTACCATCAATGGCTTCAAAGAGTTCAAGAACTTCTGTTTCATACACAAATTTCTTATGAAGAGAATGTTCAATATCTTTTTTAACGGACTGCGGTTTCAATAACGCAGAAAACGCATATGTAGTACCACTATTTTTTAACTTTTCCAAAAGGGCAAGTGCAGATTTGCTTGGCACAAAAGCAAAACGAACCATTTGAGGAAACCCATAATACGGATTCTCCCACTCCTTAACATCGCTGGTATCATTCAAAAGGTATTCTTTGTCCCATTCTTCCTTATCTTTTACGATATCGGAGAACTGATAAAACGCAATGATGGCATCTTTGGAAAATTCACTCCCCATAAGAATGCGATATGGTGTTCCGGATAAATGAAGTGTGATTTTTACATTAAGAGATTTCAGTTGTTCTTCAGCAGCATCAGCCTCAACAAAATCATCTTCAGCATGTTTTTCCTTGACATCTTTTTCGTAGTTTACGCCACGCAAAATCTTTCCATAGCTTTCTGCTCTTGCACCATAGTGGGTTTCATCCACGATAAGCAGATCTATTTGACTACCAAATACCTCTTTGTGTTTATCCTTGATATTATCGCCTTGTAGATCTTGGAGCGTAAGAAATACTACTGCGCCTTTGCCTTCTGTAAGATTGGTCCTGATAATAGATTCATCTCTAACAAGATCATCGCTCGATATGAAAACATAGTCTTTATTGAAGTTTTCGGCACTCTGGACGTTTTTCTTCCATTCTTCACGTACATCCGCTTTAGCAGATACTACAAGCACCAGTTTATACCCCTTTGCTTTGGCGCAACAAAGGGAAGTAAATGACTTGCCAAAACGCATGACTGCATACATCAGCAAATTGGTATGCCCACTGTCTACGGCTCTGACAAAATTATCAATTGTTGCCTGCTGATTCGGACGAATATTCCACATTCCTGAAGATACATATGTGAAAACCTCCGGCAATTGGCTTGTCGCATCATAATACTTGTATTTTCCCGTGTTCTGCTCATAGTTTTCTTTTATATCCGAAATAGCTTCAGAGATCTGTTCAGGGCTTACATCTGCAAAAAATTCATTTGAATAGTATTCTCCCGGAAATTCACCACGTTCCAGTCTATGCTTTCCTAAATCTTGCTCAAAATACTGATGGACAGAATAATCTCTAAAAAAAATATCATCTCCGATAATTGCCAAATCTTCAAACTCTTTTCTAAGCTTCGGAAAATGCTGCATCCATTCACGTAAGCGCACAGCAACAGGTCGGTAGGTATCACCAACTTTTAAATAGTTAGGTATTGTGTTCGTAGTGAATGCGTATATATGTGGCTTGACCCGACCAACAATTAGTTCATCGAGAAGCTTTTTATTATCACAATTTATCATATAGCTCGGTTCACCTCTTATTAACTAACGAATTAAATGTCACCGTTTGGTTCATTCTCCAATCACGAATTTTGCAAAAGCATGGTTCAGGCTCAACCCCATCAAAAAGATCAAATATATCCATCTGCTGATATCGCTCAGTAACAGTAGAAAAAGGGACTGTATTTTTTAAGCCATCCATCTGCCAGATATTCCATGAGATAACATAGGCAATTGGCTTCAATTCTTCACAAGACGGATCTTTACCAAATTTATTCCTATAATAATCAATGAATGTAAAAAGCAGATTTTCACGAGCAAGAAGCAGATTGTCCCCCTGATACTCAAAACCATAAATGCTTTCAAAGGCTCTTTTTACCCATTTCATCCACTCATCATATGTATTTGCGTTTTCTGACACAACACGAATTTTTCGATCAAGAAGCCCAATACGACTGCCGAGAGGAATTGCTTCCCCGGTTACGGTATCATACCTGCTAACAAGGTACGGTGCTTCGCCACATGTGATTTCCAATCGCTTTGCATCCACATAATCAGTCCAACGTTTTCCTCTTCTTGTTGAGAACTCAATAGGTTGCGTTGTTACTGTCCAATGCTTGTAGGTTTGAACGTTAAAAACACCTTCTCTGCCAAACCATGCCGCATCAATAAGGTTATTTTGTTCATTGCACACCCATGAAGGAGTAAATACTTCAGCCTTCGATTTAGTGCGCCCAAGTTGACTGGTCTTTTCCTTATAAATTCGAGGTTGTATGATGTTATTATTTTTGCCAGTAATTAAATGAATATTGATTGGGAACTGAGCCCGGTATTCTACTCCATATTCCTCGTAGTCAGACGTTCCCCAAATAATATTGCGGTGTGTTGTTCTGTCGCAAAGGAGAACATTGAATAGTGATTCTCCGTATTTAAGTATCTCATTTTCAGAAATATCTATCGACGCATTAACGTTCACACTTATCCTCCTTGATACATTCTTTCCTGGGAATAAACTCCACAATATCGTCTACCTTACAATCTAGCACAAGGCAGATTCTTTCAATCGAATCAAGGGACACGTACTCATCCCTTCGCATCCTCGTTGAAATATTGGCGCTGTATCCTGCCTTTTTCTGAAGCTCCGCAACCGTCATATTTCTGTCTATCAGCATATGAAATAATTTTTTGTAGCTTACGGCCATAGCACGCCCTCCGTAACGATGTACCAAAACAACATATCACGAAAACATGAATTTTTCAAATACTTATGAAAATACCACGATACATTAATTACTCATATTCCTCAATCTTTTCCGTTTGTAGTAGGCTCTTACCACCGATTGTTCCGCTTTACCTTGTAGTTCGGATTGTTGCAATAATACTGGTGTTTGAAATGGCTAACAAAATCTTCTCCGAAGCATATATGTGTCAGGAATAAAACCTTGAGAGAAATCAATATCTCGCATATATTTTCTGAAAAAATTCTACTCCCCCGCTCACCTCTTGACCAAATCTGCGACATACTTTGTACAATTGTCAACCATACGCACAAAAATTGCTCCATCCCCTACTAAATAATCGCCGATTAGACACTACTTCATAACAATTTTATGGAAAGAAAGCCTTTTCCTCTGTAAAATCCACGTTCTGTAATTTTGTTATCCAGATCACATAATTACTCGTATTTATCCAAGCAGACACCGCAAAAGATGCCTGCTTTTTTCGTATGAATCTTGACCGAACGTCAGATTTCACCAATCCCCCTGGCTACTTGTTAGGGGGATTGCTTTTTTTACCAAAGACAAAGGCTTTATTTACGAAACATGCAACACGGCTGTTGGATGTTACGTGTTCTGCGTCTTTTCAGATCTGGATACAGATTTTTAACCTCGCCTGCGTAAGCTCATCAAGTTGCAAATTGATGAGTGCATGGCTGAAACAGGCGAATTTATTTTAACCGTCCAGTGTCATGCACCACTGGTCACCTACCGAACGGGGTATTCCCCGAGGTGACCTAATGCACACAGTGACAACGAGCCGTGAAGGGCTACTCCGCTTCGGTTTTTCCGAACTGGAGAAGCCTAAATGGCAAATAAAAAACGTTATTACCCTCTTCGCAGCTCAACCGATCCCAAGAAAGTTAAGCTCGTTGAGATTACCGAGGAACAGTACCAGGCAATCTATCCTGAAATCTGGGCAACCATTAAGCGGGAACAGAGACATGGCCGATGCAGATGCCCAGCCAACTACCTGTGGACATGTAATGGCTACTGTTCTGACTGTTCCTATCACACCGTAGGAAATGAGGAGTCTATTGATGAACTGACAGATACAGAATTATCAGATGAGAAACCGCTGATGGATGAACTTATGGCATGCGACCAAATGCTGAAACTACTGGTTGCCAGATTCCGAGAACTTGAACCGGAGGCTGATCTCATCATTGAATTGCTGGAGGAAGGATTATCCGACAGGAAAATTGCGGAAACACTGGGACGCAAACAGCGAACCTTTGCAGATCACATGAAGAAGATCCGAACCGAGCTGCATAATCTCAACAGGTAGTTCCCCCTTTCATAAAGGCTTTTTCCCATAGTGGCGATGCCTGAGCAAGGCGTTTTGATTACGAAATAAACAAGTAATAAAAAATTTAAAAATATTTCCGCTCAAAACGCCCGCTCATGTCCAGTAGTAAGTGTAAGGCTGATTTTTTCACAAATTAAGGAGGTTCTCAAATGAACAAGTCTTACTTCGATTCCCGCGGGAAAAGCCATGAGCTGATTGCCGTACTCACGGCTATCTCTCATGTATCCGCAAAGATGGCAAGAAACCTTGAGCTTCTTGCTGAATTACGTAACTCAAAGAAAGGAAATACTACCTATGAACAACACAAAAGACATGGCTTCGAGCATCGTCGCACTGCGGCATGCGGCAGTCGCTTTGAATAACATTGCCGATTTTCTGGAAGATCTGAATGCCAAGGATTCTGCACCTGCTACTGAAAACCAGTCTCAGGAAACTGAATCCGCACCGTCGACCGATGCAGTTGTTCCGGCAGCAAAGGCTGAACCGGAAACCCCGAAATTATCCTTTGAGGATGTTCGCGGAATTCTGGCTGACATTGCCCGTGCTGGGAACCGTGAAGGCGTTAAGGCTCTGCTTGAAAAGTACGGTGCTTCAAAGCTTTCTGCTCTTGCCCCGGAGCACTACGCTGCGATTCTTAAAGATGCGGAGGAACTTAAGAATGCCTGATTCCCACGCAATCCTGTCAGCCTCGGCATCGCACCGCTGGCTGATGTGCCCGCCGTCAGTTCGCCTCTGTGAGCAGTTTCCCGGGGACGGAGCCAGCGAGTATGCGGCTGAAGGAACAGAAGCCCATGAGCTCTGCGAGTTCAAGCTGAAAACAGCCCTTGGCATGGATGCTACTGATCCTACGCCCGAACTTTCCCGTTACAGCGAGGAGATGGATGAATGCTCCTCCGGCTATGCCTCCTTTGTTCTGGAGCTGGTAAACGAGGCTGCCAAGTCCTGCTCAGATCCGAAGGTGCTCATTGAGCAGAGAGTTGATTTCTCGCAATGGGTACCAGAAGGATTTGGCACGGCTGACTGCATCATTGTATCCGATGGAACACTCCGAATTGTTGATTACAAGCACGGTCTCGGTGTTCTTGTCGAGGCTGAAAACAATCCGCAGATGAAGTGCTATGCCCTTGGTGCGCTGGAAATCTTCGATGTTCTTTACGACATCGAAAAGATCAGCATGACCATCTACCAGCCCCGCCGGGAGAACATCAGCACCTGGGAGATTTCCCGTGATGAACTCCTCCAGTGGGCTGAAAACACACTGAAGCCTATTGCCTCTCTGGCATTTGCCGGTGAAGGAAAATTCTGTGCCGGTGAATGGTGCGGATTCTGTAAAGCCAAACACGCCTGCCGTGCCAGAGCCGAAGCCAACCTTCTACTGGCAAAGCATGATTTCAAACTTCCAGATCTACTTGAGGACATTGAAATCGAAGTGATCCTTTCCCAGGTTGATGAACTTACCGCATGGGCAAATGACATCAAGGAATATGCCTTGAAGCAGGCCATTGGCGGTAAGGAATGGCACGGATGGAAGCTCGTGGAAGGACGTTCAGTTAGAAAATTCACCAGCGAGGACAAGGTAATCAAGGCTGTATGCGAGGCAGGGTTCGATCCGTTCGAGAAGAAACTCATAGGCATCACCGCCATGCAGAAACTTCTCGGAAAGGCAAAGTTTGACGAACTTCTTTCAGGACTTATTGCCAAGTCGAAAGGCAAACCAACGCTCGTACCGGAGAGCGATAAAAGACCGGCGGTTTCAAGTGCAACTTTAGATTTTAAGGAAGAATAAATTATGGCTACAAAAGTAATTACAGGTGTAAACACCAGATGGTCCTATGCCAACGTATGGGAACCAAAAGCTATGGAAGGCGGCAAGCCTAAGTTCAGTGTGTCTCTCATCATCCCAAAGTCTGACACCGTAACCGTTGGCAAGATCAAGGCTGCCATTGAAGAGGCTTACCGTGACGGTCAGTCCAAGCTCAAGGGTAACGCCAAGTCCGTACCTGCGCTCAGCACTCTCAGAACTCCGCTTCGTGACGGTGATTTGGAACGTCCGGATGATTCTGCTTACGCCAATGCGTATTTCGTCAATGCTAACTCTACCACTGCTCCCGGTGTGGTGGACGCCAACAGGAATGAAATCCTCGACAAGTCTGAAGTCTACTCCGGCTGTTACGGCAGAGCCTCCATCAGTTTCTATGCATTCAATGCCAACGGCAATAAGGGTATTGCCTGCGGTCTTAACAATCTGCAGAAGATTAAGGACGGTGAGCCGTTAGGCGGAAGAGCGAGCGCCGAGAGCGATTTTGCCACTGAAGAAGATGAAGACTTTTTAGGTTAGGAGGCATCATGGATTCAGGTGAAATCTTTCTGATGGGCTTTGGCTCCGGTTTGTTTACCGGCGTAGTGGCAGCAATCCTGTTTGAGTTCCTCGGATTTCTCTTTACCGAGTTCCTGAAACGCAGAAAGCGTCGTGTCTGGTAGCACCAGATAACTTGTAACGATTTAGTAAGGGTAGTGGTTTTGTCTGCTGCCCTTTTTTGACAGGAGAATTTTATGGAAACACTATCTTGTGATCTCGAAACATACAGCAGTGAGGACTTAAGGAAATGCGGAGTCTACCGCTACTGCGAGGCTCCCGATTTTGAAATTCTGCTCTTTGCCTACAGTGTAGATGGTGGTGAGGTACAGCTTGCTGATCTCGCCTCCGGAGAAAAACTTCCCAGGGAAATCATCAAGGCCGTGACCGATGACAGCGTCATCAAATGGGCGTGGCATGCAAACTTTGAGCGTGTATGTCTGTCCAGATACTTGCGCGACTTAGGCTTACTAACCGGTTACCTCAATCCCGAAGGCTGGCGGTGCGACATGGTGTGGGCGGCAACTCTGGGACTGCCGTTTTCACTCGAAGGAGCCGGTGCGGTACTGGGCCTCGATAAGCAGAAACTCACGGAAGGAAAGGAGCTTATACGCTATTTCTGCAAGCCGTGCTCCCCTACTCAGGCAAACAGTGGCAGAACCAGAAATCTCCCCTGCCATGCTCCCGACAAGTGGGAAATGTTCAAACACTACAACATCCGGGACGTGGAAACCGAAATGGGAATACAGCAGAGACTGAGTAAGTTCCCGGTACCGGACTTCGTCTGGGAGGAATACCACCTCGACCAGGAGATTAACGACCGCGGCGTAAAAATCGACATGGAATTGGTACGTCAGGCGATTGCCATTGATGAACGCTCGCGAAATGAGCTCATAAGTGCCATGAGGGAATTTACTCAGCTTGAAAATCCCAACTCAGTCCAGCAGATGAAGGACTGGCTGGCAAATAACGGTCTTATGACTGAAAGCCTTGATAAGAAAGCCGTGGCTGAACTTATGAAGAATGCCACGCCGGAACTCATCAGAGTGCTGACACTCCGGCAGCAGCTTGCCAAGTCATCAGTGAGAAAGTACCAGGCTATGCAGAATGCTGTATGTGCCGACGGCAGAGCCAGGGGACTTTTCAGCTTCTACGGTGCCAATCGCACCGGGCGGTTCTCAAGCAAAATCATTCAGTTGCAGAATCTTGCCCGTAACAGCATGAGCGATTTAGATCAGGCTCGTGCGCTTATCAAAACCGGAGACTATGACGCTGTATCTATGCTCTACGATGATGTGCCGGATACGCTCTCCCAGCTCGTAAGAACAGCCTTTGTGCCTCCGAAGGGAAAGCTCTTTTATGTAGCGGACTTTTCAGCCATTGAGGCCAGAGTGATTGCGTGGTTTGCTGGTGAAAAATGGCGGTCTGAGGTATTCCGTAAAGGCGGTGATATCTATTGCGCCAGTGCCAGTCAGATGTTTAAGGTTCCGGTGGAAAAGCATGGTATCAATGGTCATCTGAGGCAAAAAGGGAAAATAGCGGAACTGGCCCTTGGTTACGGCGGGGGGATGGGCGCATTAAAGGCCATGGGAGCACTTGAGATGGGGCTTAAGGAGGAGGAGTTACAGCCCCTCGTCAACGCCTGGAGAAACGCCAATCCAAATATTGTGAAATTCTGGTGGGCTGTGGATAACGCAGTTATGGAAGCAGTGAATAAAAGAACCACCACCGAAACTCACGGCATCACTTTCTCGTTCAAAAGCGGCATGCTGTTTATCACCCTGCCCTCCGGCAGAAAGCTCGCCTACGTTAAACCTCGTATCGGCATGAACCAGTTCGGCGGTGAAAGCATTACCTATGAAGGCATCGGTGCTACCAAAAAGTGGGAACGTCTCGAATCCTACGGTCCCAAGTTCGTGGAAAACATCGTCCAGGCAACAGCCAGAGACATTCTGTGTTTTGCCATGAAGACTTTACGGAACTGCAGCATAGTTATGCACATACATGATGAAGTGGTCATCGAGGCAGATCCACGCGTAAGTCTGGATGCTCTTTGTGAACAGATGGGAAGAACTCCGCCATGGGCTGAAGGCTTAATCCTTACCGCCAGCGGTTACACATCGCCCTACTACAAAAAGGATTAGCGCCTTAACTTGAACGGTATCTTGGTCGGTGACTTAGTCGGTCAGCACCGATCAAGTTATTTGGAATTAAGCACAGCTCCCGCATTAAGGAATATGTGATTACTTGTCTGACTGCACAGCTTCTTTTAACGTATTGCCTGCAGTAAATGAAGGTACTCTCTTTGCCGGGATTTCAACAGCCTCACCGGTACGAGGGTTACGACCGCTGCGAGCATTCCTTTCAGAAGTCTTAAAAGTTCCGAAACCAACGAGCTGAACACTGTCACCTTGGGCTAATGTTTCAGTTACTGTTTCTAAAAAGGCATCAAGCATCTTTTTGCTATCTGACTTGGTCGTATGACTCTTTTCAGCGATTATTTCAATAAGTTCCTGTTTATTCATGTAATCAAACCTCTCTCTTTGCAAATTTTATTTCAGTTTTTTGCCAACAACGGTACATTCCTTTTTGCAGAAACAGATACCGTATGAATGAACAGCTTTAATATCGTTTCTTCTGATGTACGGGTCAGCATATTTCTTTTTGATTATCTGCTCGACAGCATCCTCTGCTATCAAAAACTTATCTTCATTCTCATCAGAAGTCTGCTTTAATTCCAGAATTACAATAACGCCTCTGTTCTTTAAAGACTTTATTATCAAATCAATATAGCCGTTTCCTGACTCAAAATTAGATTTCTGCTCTTCAATGAGAGATGTGCCGTTGGCCAATAGTCCGTTCATGAAGCCGTGGTAATAGTTTTCCTTCGGAGCATTGACGGAGAAGTCTCTGATGGATACATACTTAGCCAATAGCTCGTTAAGGTTGTCTTCAACAACTCCAGCATCCCCTGTGAATAATCCTTTTATCAGATTACCGGTGCTGTTCTTCATAACATGATCATTTTTATAGAAATCCATGATTTTGGATTTAAAGCAATCCTTAATTTCCTCATTCGGGATATACAATCTGTACTCATTTTTATTAGAAGATCTGTACTGAAGATCAAATGTAAGGTAGCCGGTATAAAGTAGCAGAGTCCAGAAATCATTTATGTCATGGTTCTCTAAATCTCCGTAGCACAGCGCAGCTCTCACTTCTGCAATAATGAATTCACCATCCAGAAGGTTTTGCATCTTATCAACGTCATCCGGCTCTATGAACCCCATAAATTCTTCGATAACGTCGTTACCGCTGGTGTTTATCCAGTAGTTGCGAGCCTGAATGAGATTTCTGTCTTGACTCAGTTTTCTGTAGTTATCATTACAGAAGTTCATTACATCCCATGGGCAGTACATATGAGTTGTTCCAAAATGATACCCGTCGTAATTGCTTCTTACCTCTTCGTAATAGCCTGAAAGTCCGTAGTATGCGAGAACTTCCTGTGTTTCTTCTTTTGTGAAGCCTATTCCGGTTGATATATCAGCATCTCCGGAATCAAGAACCGAGCAGACCATAAGATTATTCAGTCCGGTAAAAATACTCTCCTTGGCGGCTCTTAAACATCCAGTGAGTACAGCTCTACCGAGATACGAATTTGTTTTTAAAGTATCGTTATAAAAAGGACTGATAAGATTTATCATTTCGTCGTAATAGCCATGATGAGCTGCTTTTGCAATAGGAACATCATATTCGTCAATCAGCAGTACAGGTTTTATCTTATGATGTGCTTCGAGAAGACAGGAAAGCGTCTGAAGAGAGCCGGTCAGAAAAGATTTATCGGTTCTATCTGCAAGCTTTTCGTAATTAATCAAATTGGCATACTGTTCCTTCTGTTTATCGGATAATTCCTTACTGGTAGCAAGATACTCAAACTGCAGTGCCAATTTGTATATCAGAGTAGCAAACTGATTATATGCATCATTAAAATTCTGATGAACAATGGTTTTAAACGACACAAATATTACCGGGAATTTTCCCATGTATTTAGCGCAAAACTCTTTATCATCAAAGATTTCAGTTCCTGCAAACCATTTTTCCTGACGGTATGCGTCACCGGGATTTTTAGGATCAAGAGCCAGAAAATCATAGAAGGTGGACATGGTGAGTGTTTTACCAAAACGTCTTGGCCTGGTTATGAGCATGACCTTTGAGGTATTTTCTTCAAAAATTGTTTTTATGAATTTGGTTTTGTCAACATAGTAACTGTTGCTCTCAATTAATTCGTGGAACAATTCCGCTCCAATACCTATAGACTTCAACATCCTGTTCCCCCGAGTCTGACTATTCACATGTGAAAAAGGCCTTTCACCGGTCCGCTATTCATAAAATGATTGAAGCGCAGAAAGGCTCTATCACCGTTATTATCCCACACACGATTCAATCGTCAACTGTCAATATCTTACTTTTTGATAAGAATAAAAGCATAAATTATCCACAAATGATCAAAAAATATTGATGTTCTACTTTGCTGGTAACTTAGTTGAGCTACCGGGTTAACTTTTCTTCCAATCACTCAGTCTTCTATATTTGCTCACTTCTTAACCTTTCAACAAATTTTCTGAAAATAAATCCGCTCAAAACGCCCGCTCATGTCCAGTAGTAAGTGAAGGCCTATAAAAGTCTTCGTGTTTCTTAACCTATTTTCAGGAGTTTTTTATGTTTGAAATCAAAGAAAAACAGAAAGTTCTGCCGGACGGAACCAGGATTACCACCTTCACTCGGGAGATAACCGGTGCAAATATGCTGGAGGTCGAAGCCGGCACCAACGGCTTTAAGGGCGGCAATGCAGAACACGGCAGCCGTACCTATTTCCGCATCACCGACATCGGTAATACCGACATGTTTGTTAAGACCTCCCGCAGGCCTTACAGCAACAACACTGAAAGTGCTGAGTTCATTCTTGGTGGTGACTGCGAGCTTGAAACCATCATCAGAGCACTGAAGTTCGTGGTTAAGGTTCTGGAAGAAGAATCAGCGGAGGTTGTGGACTGATGGCAATGATCAACCTTTACCGTGCCAATGTTATCGGCATCAAATGGAACTGTCTGTATCCGAACCACGTCGAGGTAACCGATGAGAAGACTCTGCTTTCGGCAGTAATCCGTGACTATGTATGCGCCGAGTACAAGGGAAACTACCGCAGCAAGGATAATTTCATAAGCAGCGACTGCCTGCCGGTGGACTGCGACAACGACCACTCCGAGAATCAGGCTGACTGGATTACCCCGGATGATGTGGCACAGGCATTTCCGAATGTTACCTTTTTCGTTCATTACAGTCAGCACCATAACAGAGTGAAGGACAACAAGTCTGCACGGCCAAGATTCCATATTCTGTTTCCGATTGAGCGCATGACCGACCATGCCGCATACGCGAATCTGAAAACCGTGGTGAACGGAATCTTTCCTTATTTCGACACCAACGCCCTTGATGCCGCCCGGTTCTTCTACGGCACATCAGATCCGAAGGTAGAATTCCATAAAGGCTTTATGAACCTTACGGAATTTCTGCAGGATGCGGCGCCGTTCGATAAGGATCTTAATCAGGGGCAGTATGGCAGCCGGGTAATTCAGGAAGGCAGCCGCAACAACACCATGAGCCAGTATGCCGGAAAGATCATCAAGAAGTTCGGAGATACAGACAAGGCCTACCAGTGCTTTATGGATGAAGCAGCCAAATGCAGTCCGCCACTTCCTGATGAAGAGCTTCAGACAATCTGGCATAGCGCTCAGAGGTTTTTTGCTGGGTTGCAGAAACAGGAGGGTTATGTTGATCCGGAAACCTACAACACCGAGGTCAGCTACAAGCCGGAAGATTACTCCGATGTTGGGCAGGCTGAGGTGCTGGCCAAGATTTTCGGGAATGAACTCCGGTACTCTCCTGCCACTCACTATATCCGCTATGTGGATAACCACTGGAAGGAAACCGAATCCGGAGCCCAGGCAGTGGCTCATGAACTCACCCGGCGACAGCTTGAAGAAGCCAATGTGGAAATCATGAAGGCTCTTGTCCACATGGATGAATGCGGCGCTCAGGAAATACTTGATACAGCAAGTTCCAAAAAGAAAGCCGCCAGTCTGATGAACGATGAGCAGACAGAAGCTCTTGAAGCCTTAAACGCCGCAAACACATACCGTGCTTTTACCATGCGCTGCCGTGAATCCAAGAATGTAACCGCGGTACTTAAGGAAGCCCGGCCGAAGCTGGAAATATCACCAAACGAGCTGGACTCAGATCCTTATGTTCTGTGTACGCCGACAGCCACATACGACCTGCGCAAGGGACTAAAAGGCGCAAGAGAACACTCACCGGATGACTTCATTACCAAAATGACCGCTGTGTCTCCCGGCACTAAAGGAGACAAACTCTGGAACGATGCCCTTAATCTGTTTTTCTGTCGAGACAGATTACTGATTGAGTACGTTCAAATTAACTGCGGTATCGCCATCATCGGCATGGTACTGGTGGAGGCGCTGTTTATTGCTCTCGGTATCGGACGTAACGGCAAATCTACCTTCTGGAATGTCATAGCCATGGTGCTGGGCTCCTACAGCGGCAATATCTCAGCAGATGCTCTCACCACGGGATGCCACAGGAATATCAAGCCGGAGCTTGCAGAGGCCAAGGGAAAGCGTCTCCTTATTGCCTCGGAGATGCAGGAAGGCGCAAGGCTTAATGACTCTGTGGTAAAGCAGCTCTGTTCCACTGACAAGATCTTCGCGGAAAAGAAATACAAAGATCCTTTCTCCTTCAATCCATGCCACACCCTGGTGCTCTATACCAATCACCTGCCGAGGGTGAGTGCCTCTGATGACGGTATCTGGCGAAGACTTATCGTTATCCCGTTCAACGCCAAAATTGAGGGCGAGGGAGACAGGAAAAACTATGCCAAATATCTCTTCGAAAATGCCGGTGAGGCAATTCTGGCGTGGCTTATCGAGGGTGCGAGGAAGGCAATCGAGCTCGACTTCAAGGTTCCCGTTCCCCCATGCGTCCGACAGGCCATTGAGGCATACCGCGAGCAGAACAACTGGTTCGGCCACTTCCTTGAGGACAAATGCGAGGTGGGCGAAGAGTTCCGGGTAAGTTCATCTGAGCTATATCAGGGATACCGGACATATTGTCTTGAAACCGGGGAGTATGTCCGCAATACGGGAGACTTCTATTCAGCACTCGAGAGAGCAGGGTTTGAACGCATCATGTTTGAGCGAAAAAGGTTCATCAAAGGGCTGCGTCTGAGCGGAGATTTCCTGAATTAACGACCACCTGTAGCAAAGTGTAGCAAGGTGTGTTCGCAAAGTGACTTTTGGTTAAAAAGTCATCAAGTGATACACATTGCTATACCTTGCGACACTTTGTACCCAAAAAGTTAAAACCCTTATAAATCAAGGCTTTGCAAGGTGTAGCAATCTGTTATATAGAAAGTCCCTTAGGGGAAAATTAAAGAGAAAAATTTATATATAGAGGAGTTTTATAGAACACATTGCGACACCTTGCACAGAGCCATAAAACCGGGGTGCGGAACAGCAATCCGCGCCCCTCTTGACGGAGAAAAAATTGGAAGAAAATTACAGCGAGTTTTATCTCGCAAAATGCCAGAAAAGACTGAAAGAATGGCGAGCACCATTAGACGGATGGTTCTGCAAGAAAATCATCGATGTACGCGAGGATAACGAGGATGCTCCACTGGCAACATGTGAGCTGTGCGATTGCAATAAGGTTCGATTTATCCATGTGATGGATCACGACCTTTATTTCGAAGAGGTTTGTGTCGGATGTATCTGTGCCGGCGTTATGCAGGGCGATATTCTGGCTGCGAAGGAGCGTGAGCGTCAGATGAAGAATCGAGCCAAACGCAGAAAGAATTTCGTTGCCGGGGAATGGAAGGAGACAGCTCCAATGGGTGCTCTCCGCACTTACACCAGAATGCACAGGGGCCAAAGAATATGGATCTCGGTTTATCCCGGAAACAGGCACTACGTAAGGTGCAATGAGAAATCAATCTCCCGGTACAAAGGTCGCCCCATTCGTGATTTCTATTCTGCAGTTTATGTGGCTTTCGATTTGGCAGATCCGGTGGAGGAATTACTGTGAACGAGAAATTTATCGAGAGGAAACTGGTAACTGCCGTGAAGGCCAGAGGAGGCATCGCACCGAAGTTCGTGTCTCCCGGTTATGCCGGAATGCCTGATCGCCTGGTGCTGCTTCCCAATGGTGTGTTTGCCTTCGCTGAACTCAAAGCCCCCGGGATGCATCCGAGAGCATTGCAGGTGGCAAGGCATGAGATGTTAAGGCGGTTGGGTTTCAGAGTGTACGTGATTGACGGAATTGAACAGATAGGAGGAATGCTGAATGAACTTCAAACCCCATGATTATCAGGCTTATGCCATTAACTACATCGAAGAACACCATGTGGCAGCGGTTCTTCTTGGGCTTGGCATGGGTAAGACGATAATTTCTCTGACGGCAATCTCTGAACTTATGTTCGATTCCTTCGAGATCAGCAAAGCACTGATCATCGGTCCCTTACGAGTAGCCAGAGACTCATGGCCTATGGAAATCAGCAAATGGGAACATCTCAGGCACCTCACCTATGCCGTGGCTGTCGGTACTCTGGCAGAACGCAAAGCGGCACTTGCAAAGAATGCCGATATCACCATTATCAACCGTGAGAACGTGGACTGGCTGGTGGAAAGTGGAAACTTTGATTTTGACATGGTTGTTATCGATGAGCTGTCTTCCTTCAAAAACCACACCGCCAAACGATTCAAAGCTCTGATGAAGGTACGTCCAAAGGTTAAGCGCATCGTAGGTCTTACCGGTACTCCTTCATCAAACGGTCTGATGGACCTATGGTCAGAGTTCAGACTGCTTGATATGGGCGAACGCCTGGGAAAGTTCATCACGAGATACAGAGAATGCTACTTCATGCCCGACAAGAGGAACGCCCAGCAGGTGTTTTCCTACAAGCCGAGGGAAGGAGCTGAAGAGGAAATTTACCGCCGCATCTCGGATATCACCATCTCCATGAAGTGCACCGACCACCTCACAATGCCTGAACTGATTTCAACCCAGTACGAGGTGGTGCTGTCAGATGATGAACGAAAGCAGTACGAGAGGCTTAAGTCTGAGCTGGTGATGACTCTTTCCGATGAGGAAATCACCGTTCCCAACGCCGCAGCCCTCACCAATAAACTCAGTCAGCTTGCCAACGGTGCAATTTACGACGATACCAAAAACATCGTGGAATTCCATGACCGCAAGCTTGATGCCCTGGAAGACATCATCGAGTCAGCCAACGGCAATCCCCTTCTGGTGGCCTACTGGTTTAAGCACGACCTAGAAAGGATCAGAAAAAGGTTTGATGTCCGGCAGATTAAAACCTCGAAAGACATCACCGACTGGAATGCCGGAAAGATCCCTGTTGCCATGATCCACCCTGCTTCTGCCGGTCACGGACTTAACCTGCAATCCGGTGGTTCGACACTGGTATGGTTCGGTCTTACCTGGTCCTTGGAGCTCTATCAGCAGACCAATGCCAGACTCTGGAGACAGGGACAGACCTCCGGCACTGTGGTGATCCAACACATCATTGCCAAAGGAACCATCGACGAGCGAGTGCTTAAGGCATTGTCGAAAAAGGAATTAACTCAGAACGCACTGATTGATGCGGTTAAAGCAGATTTAGGAGAAAACAAATGAACGCTAAAGAATTTTTGATGAGAGGATTTAACCTGGAGCGCCACGTGCGCAATCTGACGAATGAAATTGAGCATTACAGAAGTCTGGTAAACAACTGCAG